CGAAGGTCGGATCGTCTCCGACCCGGATGCCTGTGTGATGAGCCCAGCGGAAGAACTGTCGAAGCGCACCGATGTACAGGTTCTGTGTCCGTGGCTTGTATTGGTTGCACGCGAACAACTGGTCCATGTGGTGAGAAGAAATATCCTGCATAGGCAGGTCGCCCCAGGCTTCCAAGCCTCTCGTGAGCGGCTGCCGCAGGTTATCTATGGTGCTGGGCTCCAGGCCCCTGGCACGGGAGTGCCCGATGAATGAATCTATTGCCTCGCTGAGGTACATCTTTGCCCCTATCTGTCAGTGGAGCAATGTAACATAGCACTCGCATTGCAGACATATGCCATTCTTTCAACATGGCCCTCGGGTTCAAGTCCCCCCTCGGACACAAATTGTCCTACTTTGCGGCATTTTTTTAGTTGAATCTTGTACAACCAATTGTCACTTTTATGCAACACCTGCTGTAACTGCTATGTTTACAAACTCCTTTGGTGTTTAGTTAGGTATCAATAGCCACTATGGCTTATTGTTCCGAACACGACAAAAGAATACAGCAAGAGTTGACTTTGGTTTGCTAGGACTCAAGCCATTGCCAAGCAAGCCCAAGTCAATACAGGGGTGGCGACGCCTGAGAGATTCTCAATAACGCGGGGCACTTTTGGAAGGGGCAACAATGGCTGCAATCAAGCGACTACCGGACATCAACAGATTGCTTACCTGGACGCAGCAGGGTCTGACTCAGGAAGAAATCTGCCAACGCATCTACGACGAGACCGGATACTTGCCGTCGCGCTCGTCTGTCTCTGCCGCTCTCTCGCGTGCAGGTAAGTCGAAGACGATGCCGAGGTATGAAGACACGATTCCGTGGAGGGTCAAGCAGGAGCATCTGCGTGAGTACGCACCGCGAATGCTGCGGCTACTGGGCCGTAAGCGCAGTGGCACGGAACTGACACCCGAGGAGCAAGCACGGCTCGATGGCTGGCTGAACAAACTTGATGAGGAGGATGCTGTCGTTGCATACGACCCGGAGTTTCGCTTCGGCTTCGTGTATGTGGACAGGGAGCCCGACGACGACCCACAAATCCCCATCAGAAAAGGCTTAGTCCGACTGCTTGACTAGCCTGACTGCCTAGCAGATGCGCCCGTCTTCCAGGGCGGGCGCTTACTGGCTGGCTAAAAAACAGTGTAATCCTCTGACATTGCCACTGAAAATGTGACACGCCGTAATGGTCAATGTGTTACGTATGCCGACGCATTGCATTAGCATTGTTTTGAACCTAAGGTATGCCTTGGTTACCGGCGAGTAACCAAGAATTGGTGGAGGCGATGTGGCATGACAACTTGGTATCAGTTAAACGAGCATGAATCCGTCCTCTTCTCCCACGAGATGGAGATGAGCGAGGCCGTCTGGGCCGAAGCGATGCAGACCCTCAACGTGACCGATGAGCACTCCTTCGACTACTCGGTGCACGAAGGCGTGCACATGTACGTCTTCCACGAGCCTGAGCCGGTCACCCGTGCAGTGCGTGCACTCCAGATTGAGTTAGACGACCTCAAACCCTCAGACTTTCGGACCACACCCATTCCCCGCACCGGCCCGCGTCGTGACTAAACTAGAGAGTCTAACCAATCGGAACTACCTGTCGTACTCGTCAATGACAAGTTGGCTGGAGTGCGGCCAACGCTTTGAACTAGAGCGAGTGCTCGACGCCCCGCAAACTCCTGCCTGGTGGTTCATCGGCGGCAGCGCCGTCCACACGGCAACAGAGATGCTCGACAAGGGCGAGGTGCTATCTCCCGAATTGGCGTGGAACGAAGCATGGCGTGAAGCCACCAACTACCTGGGCGCCGACGAGTCTGCGATCCGTGCGGGCGGTCGAAAGTCCAACGAGTGGCCCAACAAGGAAGACCGCTCATGGTGGGAGCACCACGGGCCGCTGTTCACGAAATCGTGGTTCGACTGGATGGCGCACAAGCGTGCATCGGGATGGTCACTACTGCAAGTCCCTATCGCTGGTGACCCTGCCGCTGTAGAGGTCGCCTTCACGATGACGATGAATGATGAGGTGGTCGTCAAGGGGTTCGTCGATCGAGTAATGGTTGACTCGAACGGGCAAGTCGTTGTCGTTGACCTCAAGACTGGATCACGCCCACCGAAGTCCAGTTTGCAACTCGCGGTCTACGCACTGGGTATCGCTCAAACGTTGGACATCGTACCCGCCCTGGGCGGCTACTGGATGGCCCGTAAGGCTGACATCGACGTGTTGCACGCCCTGTCGCACCTTGATGAGGCGATGGTCGGTTCATGGTTCGCTAAGGCTAAGCACGGCATCGAGGCTGAAATCTTCATCCCCCGAGTGACTGAACTTTGCACGGCGTGCACCGTTGCCCAGTTCTGCCCCGCCGTAGGCGGTGACAAAAACCTGCTGACCCGCGTGTCTACTTCTTCGTAACTCATTGCAACATGCCACACTTACGCCCCCAAGAGAGGAACTGCTGAATGAGCGCTCCAGAAACAACCGTGTTCCAACACAATTTCAAAGTCGAGAATGACCTCCACAACGTCTATGCGAGCAACGGTACGGAGGCCGTGGAACTGCTCAAGGTATTCGCGGAGGACATCCTCCCTGCTATCGCAGACGTCAACCAACAGATCCGCGCCCTGTCTAGTCTGACGGGAGCGCCAATGGTGTCGGGGCCTAGAGGGAACCCGACCCCACCTGCAACGCCTCCAGCAGGTGGTGACGCGCCGATATGCGAACACGGCATCCCAGCCAAGTTGGTTCCAGCAGGAATCGCCAAGGCAACAGGGAAGCCTTACCGCGCCTTCTACGCATGCCCTCAGCCCCGTGGGCAACAGTGCGACTTCAAGGCGCAGGTGTAGCAAGCGGCAGCGCAGAGGGGGCTGGTTTTTCGTGGGGGAAAAGCCAGCCCCTTTCTGACTCAGCGAACCCATGAGACGTTTACACAGGGCGGTATTGCAGACGAGCGCACAGGCGCCGTCTCTACCAAACATGTTCCCTTCCCTCACCATGCGCCAGGTCGCTATCCGAATCGGTGAGGTCTCACTCATCGCGGGTCAACCGGCGTCCGGTAAGTCCACGGTGGCCATGGCCATGGCTGTGCGCTCACAGGTCCCCACGCTGTACCTCAGTGCCGATACGCACGCACACACGATGAGCCTGCGGCTGATAGCGATGCTGACAGGCACGGAGCAGAGCGTCGTGGAGCGGGCGATGATCGAGGACCCTGTGTGGGCCTCGGAAATGTTGAAGCAGGCTGACTACATCCGGTGGTCGTTTGATAGCGCCCCCACGATCGTGTCGATCGAAGACCAGATCACTGCGCACTGCGAGTTGTACTCGCGGGCGCCGGAGTTGCTAGTCGTGGACAACCTCACGGACGTGGCCACCGACAATGAAGAGTTCAGTGGCATGCGTGCGCTGATGAAGGACTTGAAGTTCATTGCGCGTGAGTACTCGTGCGCTGTGCTTGTGCTGCATCACGCCAGTGAGGGAGTGCAAGGCAACCCCTGTCCCCCACGCTTCGCCCTCCTCGGGAAGGTGGCGCAGACTCCGGCCCTGGTACTCACCGTCGCTCAGGATGACGCAGGTTTTCTTGGCTTGTGCCCGGTGAAGAACCGTTACGGGCCATCGGTTCCCGGCGGCAACGATCCGACATGGCTCGCTTACGACCCGGGACGCATGCAGGTCACTGAGGTGGAGAGGGAGTTCGATGTCTCAAGCCAATAAGCGTCGAGGCAGCGCCTGGGAGCGGGACTGCGAAGACCACTTCAACGTCAACGGGATCAAGGCTCGCAGGCTCCCCCGCGCTGGGTCAAAGGATATCGGTGACGTGTGTTTACACACCCCCGACTTCGACATCGTTGTTGAATGCAAGAACGTCAAGAACTTGAACGTTGCCGAAGCGCTGCGGCAGGCGGACATAGAGAGTTCCCATTACTCAGTCAAGTACTCCCGAGACAGTATCGGCGTACTGGCAACCAAGACCCGCATGAAAGGCCCCGGTGAGGGTCGCGTCACGTTGACCATCGACCAGTTCATCATGCTGCTGCGAATGGCAGGCGTGACGTGATCGTTGAACTGGAGCCGTGGGAGTACGAGCACGCCAGCCACGTCGGTATCGGCAGGGTGACCGCCAACTGGGGTGTGCAGGACGCTGCTCACTACGAGAAGAGCCGCATGCAGGATGACAGGACAGCATCGGTCGCGGGTGCGATCTGCGAACTAGCGGTCGCCAAGCACACGAATCAGTTCTGGTCTGGCAGCGTGTGGCCTCGCTCGGCGCATGACACGTACAAGCACCTGCCCGATGTCGGTGCGAATATCGAGGTGCGCAGGGTGCGCACAGGCAAGAAGGTCGCTGTGCGTGAGCGTGACACTGGCCGTGGTCTTGAGTTGTGGGCTGCTCGTGCAGTCGAGCCGGAGTTCCGCAGTGTTGACGTGCTCGGCTACCTGCCTTACGACACTGCGTGGGAGTGGGCTGACAGTTCATCTTTTGACGGCACTCGGTATCTACCGATCGTCCACTTGGTGTGCCCATGAGCAGTATCGAGTTCCCCGAAGGCACCTTGTGGTCGCTGTTAGAGCACTACGGGTGGGAACTACCGGCGCCTCGATACGGATGGCAGACAGTGAAGTGTGCAGCGCACAAGGACTCGCATGCTTCGTGCCGTGTAAACAACCAGATCGGTGCAGTGAAGTGCCACGCTTGCGAGTTTCGCGGGGACCTAATTTCGATTGTTCAGTTCTATGAAGGTAAGGGGGTCACATTTGTTGACGCTATCGGAATCATCGAGAAAGTCACTGGAGCAAGCGGTGACGGTGTACGAGAGCAGTCGCGGTTCCGTAGCCAAGTACCTAGCGGCGCGAGGAATAAGCGACGAGACGGCTCGTTCGTATCGCCTCGGCTACGTGGAAAGTCCGCTTCCCGGTGACAGTGAATACGAGGGCAGGCTTGCGATCCCTTACATCTGTGCCAATGGGAGTGTCGTGGACATCAGGTATCGAGCGACTGGTGACGCGAAGCCGAAGTACTTGTCGCGGGTTGGTGCCGCTCCCCGCATGTTCTCGGTATCGGCATTTCTCAATGCCGGAGAGACGATCTGGATTACTGAGGGTGAAGTGGACGCGATCACGTTGAATCAGTGCGACATACCTAGTGTCGGCATCCCTGGCGCGATGCAGTGGCAGCGGCACTGGGCATTGCTGTTCGCGGACTTCGACAGCGTGAAGGTGATCTGTGACGGAGACCACGCGGGGAAGGACTTTGGTAAGCGCATCTCTCAAGAGATTGAGGGGGCAACGATTCTGCACCTACCGGAGGGCAAGGACGTGAATGACATTTATGTAGAAGAGGGCCTTGATGTCTTGCGAGAGGCGGTCGTGGCGTGAGTGAGGATGAGGTGTTTCAGCAAATTGATTACTCAAGATTTGATGAAAGAAGTAGTTCTAATGATAGAGGGGAAGGGTCTCAGAGTCACTGGCTTGGACTTGATGACGGGCACCCTGGTCGTGAAAGTGCCGGAACCTACTGGGATGCCCCAACGTTCCCTGTGGGAGGAATGACAGCCAAGGAATTGGCTCAGTATCAGAAGGCGTTTACACGCCATGCACGCTCCCGCCTATTGGGTATCGGCGCTGAGCAGTACTCGGAAGTAAAAGGTCAACGGTTTGAGACGTACTCAATCAACCGCCTGATCTCGGAGGCGCAAGACGAGTTGGCCGATGTGGTCAATTACGCGGCGATGCTGGCCATCGCCTTGCAACGAGTGAAGGAGAAGTTCGTTGGTGAGCAAACGTGATCTAACGTTCGTCGTTAGTGACCTCCAGGTCCCTTTCCAGGACGACAAGTTCGTGGACGCGATGGCTCGGTGTATCGACGCCAACGCGAAACGGATACGCAACGTCATCACGATCGGTGACGAGCAGGACTTCCAAACGATCTCGCGCTGGGCCCAAGGGACCGCGTTGGAGTGGGAGAAAAGCATCGGTCGGGACCGTGACACGACGGTTGATGTGCTCAAGCGGCTGCGCGTAACTGACTCGATCCGAAGTAATCACACTGACCGCCTCTGGCAGCAGACCACCCGGCGGATGCCGGGTTTGATCGGCTTACCGGAGTTGGAGTTGGAGAACTTTTGGCGGCTACCCGATCTCGGGATCACCTTCCACCCGCATGGGTTTCAGTTCGCTAAGGACTGGATCGCCTTACATGGGGATGAGAGCGGCGTCAGTCAGATAGCGGGTATGACATCGAAGAATCTGGTGCTCAAGACCGGGCTCAACGTCGTGAATGGGCACACGCACCGCCTCGGGCTCGTGCCTACGACGTACTCCGTGCACGGCAAGGTCACCAGGACCCTGATCGGCATGGAGGTAGGTCACGCCATGAACCTGCGACGGGCGTCGTACGTGAAGACCCACAACTGGCAGCAGGGCTGGGGTGCTTTTCGGCACGAAGGCAATGTCTCGCACCCGATCTTGATGCCGGTGGTCAAACGGTCATTCACGTTCGAAGGGACTGTTTACACGTGGTAGACCTAGACGATCGTGTAGTGAAAGCGGTCCACGTGAGTGCCCGTCAAGCGCACTACAAGCACCGTGGCTACGTCGATTACATGGACCTCGTGCAGGAGGGCTACTCGTACCTGCTTGAGAACCCAGAGTTGATGGACGAACTGGACGAAACGGGTATCAAGGTGCTGACCAAGAGCGTCCAGTACGCCATGAACAGGTACGGCATGCGGCAGCGGTACCTAAAAGACGGCACAGCCCCTGGTGATTACTTCCGGTACACGTCGGCCATGGTCCGTGAGTTGATGCCTGACGTTTTCGCTCGTGGAGCGTTGAGCGACTCCGTGAGTGACTTGAATGAGGACCGGCGCGGGTCTAAGACTCTTTCGGAGAGAGGCGACAGGCTGGCCATGGTCGCTGACATTGGTCAGGCGTTGACTCGGGTAAGCGTCTCCGACGCGGAGTTGGTGATGTTGAAGTTTGATGGCGGAGAGTTGCCCGATGAGGTGCTGGCGCTCCAGTTGGAGATATCCCCCGACGCCACACGTAAGCGTGTGGAGCGGGCGCTAGTGCGGATAGCCCGGAACCTGAACGGTGACTATGAACCGAAGAGGGCTCGTCGCGTTCGATCTAATGCCAGTGCGCAAGTGTTCACGCGGCGTCAAGAAAGCGCGGAGTAAGAGGGCGTGTAAACGGTGTGCTTTGTGGCATAAAAAAAGGAAGGCCCGGACAGCGTGAACTGTCCGGGCCTTCTGATTGGAGGCAAACCAATCACTCACTATGGTATTGGGTGAGTTCATCTTTCGACGGCTCGTGAAAATCGTCTTCACTCATAGGCGTCATAAACGCTTCTTCATCTACACCCGTGGGTGCCTTCGTGATGGCGTTGCATCCTGCACACATTGCGTCTACGAAGTAGGCGCTCGGTTCACGGGTTTCAGGATCGAAACTGCACAGGATGTAGAACTGGTAACTGCCACAGACGCACTCCAGGGTCGGGCCCAGGTCCCGGTAATCAATCCCGGAAGGCGTCATGTCAATGAACGGGTGCGGTGCAAGTTTTGGCCGCCCCATATTGGCTTCGGCTAGTTTTGATAGCCGCCAACCCCAGTACATGTCGGCTGGCGACTGACACAAGCCCACGAGGAACTCCACTAGCCGTCTCATACGACTCGTTCCTCTCCGTGGCACGTACACGGACACGTCCAGTGCTTCGTGTAAACACCTTGCGCATCCCGTCGGGTGGCTCGGACTTCAACGTTGCACTGTGAGTGCAGTGCGTCTGCGCACCATCCACACAAGGACCTTTTCTTTTCGGCTACCTTTTCCATGTCGTCACCTGCCACCCGGTAGCCACTTTTCGCAGTTCACACCACGCTTGCCGATCGTGTTGAACGTGTGATCTGTGCTCCAGTGATGTTTGCCGCGAAGGCCGCTCAACTTGGGGTACGGGTTCGCTACGTACCAGAATCCCTCGTCTTGGTAGGCCGGTGGTGCGTAGCGTGCCTGCACTTCTGCCCACTCGGGTGCACCGATGGCCAGCATGGCTAGACGCCACGTCGCGGACGTGAATTGGTACGCGCCGCTCCCCCACCCCTCTTCGGAGTGGGCGCGATAGTTCCCTCCGCTCTCGCGGGCCATGATGCAGCGACGGAACGGCTCGTACTTGGCTTCGTAATGAAACCCCCGGTACTGACTCTTCTTGAGTTCACTCGGGTCCTTGGACGGTTGAGCGGGGTTGCGGTACAGGTACTGCTCATGCAGTGGCGGTTCCACCGTCCCCGCTGTTGTGGCATGTTGCATTTCGGCCTCAGCATCGGTCGCTGTCAGGCTCAGAACGCATGCCGCGATTGGCGCGGTCAACCACGCCTTCACTTTGACATTCATAACGGAACGACTCCTTCGTACTCGCTCGGAATAAGTTGCATCACCGACGCCGTGGCGCCTTCGCTCGCTGCGACGATCTCGCTACCGATCGCCTTGTTCGCAGCGTTTTTCGTGACGTACGGCCCGTGTAAACTGATTGCTACTCCGGGGTCTTTCTTGATGACGTACCAGTCGGTGCGCTTGGCTCGCGCCTCGTCGATGGCTTGGATGATGTCCGTGCCCATGTCTTCGGCCTCGGCCACCATTTCTTCTGTGCGCTCGTTGTCAGCCACCCCCTCCAGCAGGATGCTTACGACCGCCTTCAGTTCAAGCGGGCGGATGCGACGGCTCACTAGGTGTACCTGTCGTCGTGCGTCTTTGACCGTCCCTCGGGGGTGCTCACAATCATGTTGCGCTGCTTTCGGATCGCGTCGCGCTCGTACGCTGCCGTGCCTCCCCATAGGCCCCACCTCTCGTGATGCAGCGCCCACTCAAGGCACTCAGCCTGTATGGGGCACGTCCCGCAAATTTTTCTCGCCGTACGCAACTCTTGGGTTTGGTATTCCGCGCTGGATTCTGGGTAGAACATGTTGACATTTATTCCAAGGCACGCTGCCTGCTCAAACAGTTTGTGCGGGTAGTCGATCATGCGCGTGGATCAATATGCGTCGGGTCATACCAGGGTTCGCTCAAGCATTCGCCCTCTAACTTGATCGCTGCATTGATCGCGTCATGGACCTCGATCTTGCAGACCTCGGCTCCAGGCGTCGTGCGGGTATCGACCACGCAGTGGTCGTCGTTCCAGTCCCACACTTCCCAATCGGTCTCGCCAGACCGGGTGAAAACCCACGCCTTGACGAGGAAGGACCAGGGCAGGTCCCCTCCGCAGATTTCGTACTCGTAGTACGTGTGCGTCTCATACTTCGCGGGCGTACTGGACTCGTGTAAACGGATTTGATCCATTAGTTCCTTCGTTGTCATGCACTCCTCCTAAAGGTGCCATTTGCTTTCCGAATTGTGGCATGTTGCCTTGGGGGTATGACATAGCCCCCGCCCAGCCCAGTGGATCAGCCCACTGGGCCAGACGCAGGTGGTGTTACATCCCGTACAGCGCTCGCTTCATCCAGCGCTTCATGTTGCGGATTTCCCGCTCGCAGTCCTTGCAGTACAGGCGCCCGTCCCACGTGATCGTGTTGTCGCTCGTCATCACGTGACCTCGTTTACACGTGGCGCTTATCGTGTGTGTCATGTTGCTTTTGGTGCTTTGCCAGACATGGCGGGCAGGACCCACACGTGAACATACTTCTTCTTCATTGCTTGCCTCCAACATCGTTGTGAATGGGACCGAACAGCCCCCAGATAGGCAGGGTGTGTAAACACCCTGCCCACCTAGCGTGTTCGATCTACGGCAACTCGATCTCGTTGATGATTGCTCGTGCTTCTTCCTTGGCCTCGTCGAGGTCCCCGTCGTCATCAACTTGTTCCAACTCGTTGCCTTGCAGCGCTTCCGCGTACTCGGCAGCAGTGGTGTTGAACACCACGCCGTCCTCGTTCTCGGAAGCCTGCTCGTACTCGTCGGCTAGTTCCTCGATCGCGTCCTGCACCACGCTGATCGCTTCGTTGATCTCTTCGATGGTCTCAGCGCCCTCGATCATGGACTCTGCCTCTTCTTGCGCTGCGTAAATCTCACTGATGCGGCTTGACTCCAGTTCGCTGAGTCGGGGTGCACACGAGGGTTGTAGGCAGCGCACTCGCTTGAGCCGTGACCGAAAGCCAACCTTGTACCACTTGTACGGGTCGCCAATGGCGATCGGCTTGCGGCACCTTCCGCACTTCCCTTGATCTTTGCGGGCGTGCTGCACGGTGTTGATCTTGGCGATACTCATGCTGACCCCCCTGACCTATGGATCATTACGTCGCCAGTTTCTTTACCGTCCACACTCTGCATCGAGCAGATGTAGTCATCAGTCCAGTCACCAGCACGACTAACGAGCATGGTCAAAGCGAAGCCAGGTAGATCCCACTCCACTTTTTGTGCTAACTCGCTCATCAGCACTTGATCCTGGTGTTGCAGCATTTCCATTACTTCTTTGTGCAGTTCCAATGAGGCCGTGAAGATGCCTTCATCGCTTGTCAGATCCCAACCTTGAGTGTTCATGCTGCCCCCTTCCTGCACGCATCGAACAGGCAGAACTGATCCCAGGTCAGGGCGACTCGGTACTCGTCGGGCCACCCCAACTCTGGCCATCGCAGGACGATGACCGTCAGGTCCTCACCAAACAATTTGCGGGCCACCGCCAGCGCCCGCTCACTGCGCAGCGTGTAAACACTCTGGTCCTCCGGCAGTGTCACCGGCCAGATGATGCACTCGCTGAGATGCCCATCGGCACACTCCCTGCAAACGTTGCCTACCCAGTCAGTGACTGCGCCGCCGATGGCGTCATTAGGACACCAGTGATGGGGTGCGTGGTCCATGGACTCGCAGTGACAAGGCCGCGTCTCGTGCGGCTCTACATCGGGTTGCATCAGGTTCATACTACTCATGGTTTTGCCTCCAAATGAGTTGGTTGTACGGGCTGAACAGCCCCAGATGCGCACCGCGTGTAAACACGGTGCGCACCTAGCGTGCTCAGTGCGGGGCGTGGAAGTCTTCCGGGCACGTGTCGCATATCTGGTACAGGCGCACGACACGCGCCAGATTGCTCCACGTCTTCGATGACCAGCGGCATGGGTTGTTCATGCACATAATGGTGGGCGTTTCGCCACGGTCCATTGCCTCGGTATCGACCAGGAAGCCATGGCTCACGAACCGATCAATGATGTCTCGCGTGGGAGCGCCACCAGTCCACGATCGCGCCGCGATCGGCTCCAGGTAGTAGTCCCCCGTAACCGTCAAGTTGTCCAGTAGGTACTTCATGCTTGCCTCCAAACATTTTTGTTACAGGCCATCCGGCCCCGGATAGACACTGCGTGTAAACGCAGTGCCTACCC